GTGCTTCTGTTACCGCCCGATGCGTCAGGGTAGACGTATACCTGGCGTCCATCAGCACGGCGTTGTATTTCTTGTGCCATTGCGTCGGTGTCATGTGCACCGCTGATCTCGTCGATCAGGAGAAGGTTGTTCCCAAGACGCACACCGATGACTGCTGACATGTTCCCGATATTGAAGTCAACGCCGACGCGAAGGGGCTCGTTGCTGACGTCAGGAATATCGGTGATTACATGTTTAGCGCGATCGAAACGGTCATAAACCTGACCGGTTGTCAGGTTCGTGAACTCTCCAAGCAAATACGCCTTTAACAGGCTGGGATCGTAGTTGGCTTCGAGACGTTCGATGAAGTCTTTTGGAAGGTGGGGATTATCCACTGATCGCATTTTAATCAGTTTCCGATCAGGGCGCTGTTGTGCTTCCTCTGTGCCAAACGTGTTCCACATCCAACGGAAGCCTTCAGGCGTTGATGCAGCGGCAAACTGTCGCACGTTGCCAGCACGAAGGCGACCAAGGATTTTTGGGAATGCTTTCTCTGCAATTGATGGCGTGACTGTATCGATTTCGTCGGCAAGCACCCAGGCAAGGTTTAAGCCAATGATGCGTGACCAATTCTCGAAACTGCGGCACAAGATTTTGCTATCACCTCCGGGCAAATGCAAAACATATTCTGGAAGTGGGCTTGCTCTAAACGTGTAGGGAATTTCATAAGCCTCAAGAAACTCCTCAAAGTCATTCATCCAGATGTCACGAATTAATGGGCCTGTCGGCTCCATTACGCAACCCATAAAGCCTTGATTTAATACCGCAAGGACGACAGCCTTTGCGGCTAACGATCGCGTTTTGCCCGCCCCATACCCAGCAGACAAGCCGATGATTTCTGTCGTTTGATCTTCTACAAATGCAAGCTGGCCTGGGTGCAAGTCGGCCTTGATCTGTGTGACTAAGGCTTGAACGTCTAGCTCTGAATTACTTTCGCCAATTCGGTTCAGGATTGATCCGCTTTCGATGTGGCTAAGGAACGTCACTGAAGCACTTGCGCGATCTGCGCTGCGGTCTTGATGCAACCCAAGGCAGCGTTGAGATTATTGGTCTTGCGAGCCTCTTTTTGCAGCGTTGCTAGCTGGGCCAAAATCTCTGCTGTAAAAGTCAGCCGATCCGTTTCCCAATCAGCCCGGATAAGATCCCGCGCCTTGGCGATATAAGTGTCTGTAGTGCGCTCCGCCGCCTCCCACTCCTTTGCTGCGTACTGCATGATTTCAGAGCGCACAGCGCCGTTCGCTAAAAGCCGAGCGACACGGTTAACTCTCATGTCCATTTCAATTTTTGTGGACTTATGGGCCATCAGCCTTTTGACTCCTCCTGTTCAAAGTGTGCCGCAGATGGTTCGCAGATGGCGGTGTTACCGGTGAAGTCTTCCCAGCGTTTGACGATGACGTCGCAGTAAGCGGGGTCAAGTTCCATCAGACGTGCGTGGCGATGGATGCGTTCGCAAGCGATAGCGGTGGTGCCAGAACCTCCAAAAGAGTCAAGGACTAACGCGTTTGGTTTGGTTGAGTTGTTGATTTGATACTGGAACAGTTCAACGGGCTTCATCGTGGGGTGCTGGCCATTACGCAATGGCTTATCAAATTCGAGGACAGTGGTTTGTTTGCGGTCTGTGTTCCAAGTGTGTGCGGCACCGTTGGTCCAACCGTAAAGACATGGCTCATGCTTCCAGTGGTAATCCTGACGGCCCATTACAAGGGAAGATTTAACCCAAATAAGACATTGCCGAACGATCCAATCAATGTCGTGAGCAGCACCGCGAAAGTTGTAGCCCTCTAAATCAGCGTGCCAAATATAAAAAGCAGCACCTGGAAGCATGACAAGGTTGGCTGCCGAGTAAGCGTCACGAAGAAACTGACGAAAGTCAGAGTCAGACATAGAGTCATTTTGAATTTTAAGCCCAGTGCCGCCTTCGTAGTCAACGTTGTAAGGGGGGTCAGTGATCCAAAGGTCAGCACGCTCGCCATTCATTAAACGTTCAAGGTGCTGTGGGTTGGTGGAGTCACCGCAGAGCAGGCGATGGTTGCCGAGGATCCAGAGGTCGCCTGGTTTAGTGGTGGGTTCTTCTGGTGCTTCTGGTACGTCGTCAGGATCTGTGTTGCCCTCTTCAGGATCAAGCTCCGTGACGTTGAGAATTTCGTTCAGGTCGTCCTGATCAAACCAAGGGCTGATGTCATGTTCTTCTGAGAGCTGATGCAGCATCTCCTGATCCCATTCGCTGAGATCAGCCGTGCGGTTGTCAGCCAAAGCTAAGCCGACCTTTTGCTCCTCTGATAGACCGGTGCGTTTAACGGCGATGATCTCGTCACCGTCGGTTTCGATGATCCGTACGTTTTTGATGCCTGCGGCTTTTGCCCCATCGATGGTGCCATTGCCCGCAAGGATGCGGTTATCTTCATCGATAACAATGCTTCGAGCAGCGCCATAACGTTGCAGCGATTCTTTGATCAGATCAGAGGATCGATCTGTTCTACGTCGTGCATTTTTATGGTCTGACTTTAAAGATGTTATTGATGTCAAGCTAAAAAGACCGCTTGATGTATAGCGTAGCTCAGAGATCTTGGTTTTGACTGGCTTTTAGCCAGTAGCTCTGAAGGCGAATGATCTTTTCCTCAACGAGGTGATGGCTACTCACAATCGACCTGAACTGAAAAGGAGGCTCCCCGACTGTGATCATGATTCGGGCGTCTGGCTCGAGCATACGCAGCTTGGCGATAGGCAGCGCTGAGTTTGGCTTCATAGGAAAGGAAGGCACGGAGCGTATTTTGACGCGCTTTGGCGCGAAGGGAATCGTCTTGGGTCATGACTTAAAGCCTCGCTTATGACCGGGTCGAGCGGTCGGCATGTCGCGCTCTTTTTCCCACTGCTCAGCAGTCAGTGGGATGCGAGCGTTGCTCTCCTGCCCAAAGTTGATTACAGCGACGCCGACAATGGGTACGTCGAGAACCTTTCCGCGTGTTTCAGCCTCCTGCAAAAACATGTCGATTTCGTACAAGTCCTCGTAAAGCCTGCGTTTAAACATCTTGATCCCTGATTTTTTGATGAACTTCAAATCTCGTTTGACAATCTGAACAGCAAACTCAGCGATTTCTGGATGCAGTCGGGCAGCATTTGAGATTCCGTCTTTTGAGACAGAGGTGATCCAAGATTTTTCAGTCATAAAAAAAATTTTAAAATGTGTTGTCGGGGTATTGATCGGGACACCAGGCCCGCCCTGCTTTTCCCACGGGGGTGGGTGTTTTATAGCTTTCAGCCTGCTGTGTGAGACCAGGCATCAGGCGCCCCGACGTGCAATCAAGAGCTATTGCTCTGATCAAAAGTCAGATCTTTCCAAAGCCCCTTGAAGTCGTCTCCGGTCAGCTGACCCTTGAATCGCTTAACTGCGCGATGACACCAAACAAGGTTGTTGTGATGAATTACCTTGGCTTCCCCGTAAACCGTAACCAGCTTTCTGGGGATGTCCAATGTGACTGCTGCTGTTTCTTCGCCTCCAATCTCAATGGCAGCTCCTGTATAAGTGCAGTGGCCGTCAAATTTGTCATAAATAATTTGCAGCCACTCAGGCGTATAGCCCTCAACAAAGCACGATCCATGGGTTGATGCAGGGCCGCGTTTGTGTTTGAAGTAGTTTTGAATCGAAGCCCTAGTGATGCACTGATGGCAAGTTACCCGGTGCATTGCTTGAGGTCTTTTGCAGCAATTTGGGCATAAGCCAACAGCTAAAGCCTTTTGCCGGTTTTGAGGACTTGGCATTATTTGTCGTCTTCTAAACGAACGGTGACGGTGTAACCGCTTTCAGCAGCAATTTGCTTCAGGCTGGCGAGTTCGTCGCTGTCGTATGCCCAGTCTTCCCAAATGTGCTCAGAGCCTTTGTAGGCGTTGACGGTGTAGTGGGGTTTGACGGGTGAGAGTTTAAGAAGATTTGACGAATCAAGCCTGTCTTGAGTGGCCTGAAATTCATCAAATAAGTTGAGCCAGGTGTGGTGATAGTCGAGCATGGTGTTGAAGCGAAGGGAAAAGAGAGGCCCTGTCTCCAGGGCCGTAGATGTAATCAGTCCCAGGTGTTGTGGTACTGAGGGCGGCCATCCCAGATGCGGAAATACTTGATGCTGTCAGAAATACCTTCAACGCCGTCCCAGTGCTGGATGCGCTTGCGGAAGATGTTGCAATCTGGCGCTTGCACAGACGTGTCAGGCATTGCTTTGCCTTCGCCTTGACCATCATCGCCAGTAACGATGCGACCAATAGGACGAAGCCAAACGCTGGCTTTAGTAATCCGAGCTACAACGTAGTAATCAACAATCGTCATGTTGTAGCCGTAGCTAGAACAAATGATTTGATTGAGTTTGAGCTTGCTGGTCTGAAGGGTTGGCTGTTCTGCTGTAACAATCATTGAAGCCTTGGTGTGAAGGGTGGGAATCTCTCCCATGCACATAGTATGGCATACCCGCAGGCAGGCGTCAACGTTTTGAGTTCAGGGCGCAGATCACCGTGCAGATCAACGGCTCCAGTTGAGCGTGGGGGATGTCATACCGCCTTTTGACAGCATCCATGGCTCGATCGATAACGTCGCGGCCTTTGGAATAATGCACGGGCTTGATCTCAGGGACAGGGGCAGGCTGATTGGCTTCGCTCAGCACGCGAGCCCTCAACAGCTCCTGGCGCGGGATGCCGCGTTGCATGGCTTCAGCGTTCAAGGCGTCGCGTTCTTCCTCAGTGAGGCGCACATCAACGCGGACGGGGTAGGTGCGGTTGCAGTCAGGCATCAGAAATCAAATAGTTCAGTTGGTTCCGGCTCTTGCGAGCCAGATTGACAAAGGCGCACGTCTAGTTCCCAACGCAAGGAACTGATCGTGATGTTGGGGCTCCCGAGCTTTGCAGCGCGGATGCTGTCCATCTTGGTCGCATTGGCAATAACCCAGCCATTTGACCAGGCATCGCCGCGTCGTAATTCGACCGGAGTGCCGGGGGGTAAAACCCCCACGGTGGAGGTACCAAGGGAATCGGGTAAACAAGGGGAAGAAGGGGAATAACCCCTTATTTCATGTGACGCGCGAGGGGTTGTTGACGTTTTTCCCCCTTTTCCCCCTATTTCCGGGGAGGGGGTATTGGGAACCCACAAGAGCTGAGGGCGACCCCCAGACACAAGCGCATCAAGCTGACCGTCCTGGCGAACAAGGTCTTTTTTCTCCAATGCGCGAAGGGCGCGGTTGACCTTGCTTGCGTTGCATTTGGCCACGTCTGCCAGCTCGCTCGCGACAACGGGGAACTGCCCGTCTGACCAACGCTCGCAGATGTAATCGAAAATATCGGCTTGACGGCCTTGCAGCTCGTCCGCAGCCTCTTGCATCGATTCAGCAGCCAAGACGCTTTCACCGTCGCCGTGATGCACCCATCCGTCGTCTTCAAGCTCAATCAGCAGGGTCGTGCCTTTTGCCCTCCCCTGCGTCTTGAGCACAACGCGGTGATCTGATTGCGTTTGGCCTTCAGCAGGCTGCTTAAACCAGTTCATCAAGATCGTGAGGCTGGCCGCCGCAGGCAAGGCATTGCTGCCCCGGCTCGCATTGGTTGCATTGCCACCGCTGACGCTTTTGTTGGTGTGGTGGATCATCGCCAACGTGGCCTTATGAGGTGCCAAGGCTTCGGCAAGTTGACGGGCTGGGCCATCAAAGCTTGAAGCGGCTTCTTCAAGGCCAAGCGGAGCACAACAGGCGTGATAGCTATCGAGCAAAAAGAACGACCCAGGATTCTCTTCTGCAATCTCTGCAAGATGTTTTACGCCCTCATCTGTTAAGTGCAACGGTGCTCCCGTATGCCACAACATTTCGATTGGGCCTGATAACTCGCCATCGCTGTTGACCAAGCCTTCGCGTTCAAACAAGGTGTTCCAATCGCTTTCAGGTTGATCAGTCCCAATGATGTAAACCTTGGGGCAAGCGCCGTGAAGTTTTTGGCCTAGATAAGATTCTTCGCCATGAAACCATGCGCTGATCATTCCTACCATCAAGGCAGACTTGCCGACCTTGGGTGGTGCAACAAGCAGGTTGAAAGTGCCCGACATGATGACACCTTCCCAGGACCATGGGGTTGGGGTTGTGTCTAACTTTTCGCCACGTTTCCGTGGCACGGATACGCCAGCAATTTGACCTTGAGCCTTGCTTAAAACAATG